AGGCCCCATTCCAACAGCTTTTCTTTAGTCATTGTTGTTACCTCCAAAATCCTTTTTTACCGTGGGTTAGGAACCACGATTTTTCCGGTTCTGTTTACCGCCCACCACCGGGAAACGGCGAAAATGGTATGAAAAAACCACCACCGGCCAGAAGGCCGGGGTGGTCAGATCATCAATTAAGTTAATGCGTCAATGATAATGCGATAGCGTTCACGGTTCGGCTTGTAAATGCCCCGTTTGTAATAACTCAAAGACGCTTTGCAAATGTTCGTCAGCTTGGAAAGTTCCGTTACGGAAATGCCCCGTTCATCCATCAGTCTTTGAATCTCCGTGCAATCCACAGGCCCATCCAAGGCCGGGGGCGTGGCGGTCACTTCCGGGATATTAAACCCGGCCTGTTCCAGAAATCCAAGCACATAGGGAAGCCGTTCATTCCGACAGGTAGCGGCCAGTTGTGCCGCCTTCATGTAATCGTCTGTGGTCAATGCTCTTGCTTTCGGGATGATGGAATAACTTCCGGTTTTACGGATTGCGGGAAGAACCTCATGCGTCACCCAATGTTTGAAGCGTTTGGCGCTTTCCAGCTTGCTTCCGAAGATCAGGGCATACAAACCGGATTCGTTGATGATGGTCATTTGCTGCTTCCCTGAAGGTGTTTCCATTTCGGAAACGCCTTTATCTTCCGGGTCAACCTTCTTGCTGACTGCCGCCCGTGGCGATTCATACCCCAAGGCAACCGCCACATCCTTACCCACGAACCACGGTTCTTCCTCAATGGTCACGGTTCGCACCTGTCCAAATTCGGGGTTGGTGAATACCTGAAGTTCATTCATGCCTTCTTCACCGCCTTCTGTCCACGGGCAAAGCCCAGCTTGAACACCACGGCAATCAGCTTGAAAGTGTCGTGATGATATGCGTCATAGAGTTCATCCAGTTCATTCCTGCGAAGGTCATACTTACCGGGGTGTACGCCTTCAATGCTCTTGATCAATTTTTCCATTGTAAAACCTCCATCAATTTTCACTTGATAGAGGTTCCCAACTGTGATAGAATGGATTTATCCAGTTGGGAAACCTCTGGTGGTTTAGGGTGTTGGTGTACTTTAGCGGGTAGCCGACACCCTATTTCTTTAGTTTGCTATGCTGTTCCTGAATCCCCTTCCTTACTACTTCAGATCGAGAAAGATTTTCAGCTTCACAACATTCATCAAGCTGTTGCAAAGTCTGTTCATCCATCCTCACCCGAAGCATATAATCTTTGGGGTTCTCTGAAACAGGACGGCCTTTTTTAGCAACCATTTATTCACCTTCTTTTCTGTTGCTACAACAATTATATATTGTAGCAACAGAAAAGTCAAGAGGGTTTTTCAATTTTTTTCAGCACATAGAAGAAGGGAACAGGTTTGCACCTGTTCCCTTGAAGATTGGACTTTGGCCGGAGCGTCACTCCCGGCATCTCTTTTGCCCACTACCCGAAGGCGTGTGGCGTATGGGAACGCTTTTTCCACCTCAAAGCCCGTTCTTATCCTATCTAAAGTATAGCAGTATTATTCCCGCTTGTAAAGGATTTTCTTGTTCTTCACATTCTTCTTCCATGTGGTTTCACCAATTTGCCAGAAGGACAAGATGGAGTTTCGATATTCAGCGGGGTCACTCTCTACCTTTACCCGTAGAATCACTTTGAACTTTTCGCCATTTTCTTCAATTTCTTTCAGAATCACACCGGTATTAGGCTTGTTTGCTTCCAAGATGTAATCCGGGTTTTCCAGAATATCCGCAACATACTTAACGAACTGTTCGTAATCTCCGGGGTGGCGTTCTTCAATATGCTGAATCCGTTCCGGGGTGATAATCACTTCATCGGTGGCGATCTCGTCCGTAATGCAACGGTATTTTTCTATATCAATACGGCCTACCGTCTGCACATTGGAACCCTCGCTTTTTACCATCGAAACTGTATTTTTAATTATACTCCCGATGGTTGCAAGGGTCAACCCATCTTTGGAACCGTTGTCCACAAAAGTTTTCTTCCATTCGGAATAACTCATATTACCGGGGACATAGTAAACTTTTCCATCCTGATCCCTTGCGGCTCTTTCACCCATATATTTTTCATCAATGGCGGGAACCGTAGTTCCTCGGCAATGTGGATGAAACGGGGGAACGGTAACACCCGGTTGAAACTCCGACATGGGAACCACTTTTCGATCCATACTTGCACAAAATGCACAGGTGATGGAATCCAGCGTTTCCAAAATCTCCACATTCTTAACGCCCAATTCCTTATAGGTCTCTTTTGCGGCAAGGGCGTTGAAATAGCTTGTTTCCGTATTTACAAGTCGTGCGGCCTGGTACCGGGAAACTTTGAACTTCTTCTGAATGGCATCCGTGATTTTTTGGGGGCTGTCACCACGAAGAAGGCCCTGAACCAATTCTTTTTGAAGGCTGTCAACCAATTCCAGTTTCTTGAACCAAATACGGTCACTAAAGGTTCGCCCGTCCGTTGTCCAAGGCTTTGAAAGCAATGTTTCAAGTTTCTTCTGATCCAGCCCGGTAATATCCCAACCAAGGCCCACGCCCTTCTGAACCTCAAAGGCTGTGTGGGTGTAGCCATTGCCCACAACCTTCTTCAACAGGGCATCCAGACTATCAACCTGATTGCCATATAGCAATTCAAGCTGTTGTTGAATACCTGTCTGGACAGCTTCAAGGCGGGAAATGTGGAACCGGGCGGACGCATTTTCCAGCTTCTTCAGCCATGCCGCATCCAACCCGGCCTGTTCACCGATCTTGATATACTGTTCAACGCTCCAATGAAATTCTTCAAGCTGTCCAGCAGTCAACCATTTCCGGGCATCGGTCAGGCTGATTTGGTTGTTCACCGCAAAACGGGCATACCAGCTTTCAATTTCCTTCTGAACGGAACGCTGTGCATCCAGATACAGTTCTTCCATGTCCTGAATGGTCTTTTGGGCTTCTCTGTGGGCGCTGTCCTCCAAGATGGAAAACCGCCCACGCCAATAATCCGCATTTCTCATGGGCCGTTCCTCCAATCCTGAAAAATGGTGCTGAAGGTGGGATTTGAACCCACACGCCTTGCGGCAACGGATTTTGAATCCGCCGTGTCTGCCTATTCCATCCACTTCAGCATAGAAGGCCACGCTGTTTCTTCATAGGGGCTTGCGCCTTGCTGAATTTTGGTTCCTTCCTTTGTGGCCATGGTAGCCCGTGCCGGGATCGAACCGGCGTTACCGCCGTGAAAGGGCGGTGTCTTAACCACTTGACTAACGGGCCATGATGGGCCGGGGAAGGGAATTTCACCCTTTGGCGGGTAGGAGTAATAGCACCCCGCCACACTCAAGGTCTGCCCCGGCATATATTGTGAAACGGCGGGGGTTATTCACCCTCGCCATTGTCACCTTTGTTCTGGTTGCCGGTCTGGAAGGCCCCGGCGTATTCCTGTGCTTGTTCCATTGCTTCATCCTTTTCCTTACGCAACCGGGCCAGCTCCACTTCAACATCCGTAACCCACGGGTGCTGTTCCACAATGGTTTCCGTGGACAGAATACCAACGGACTTGGAACAGTTTTCAATGGATTCCGTTTCATTGATTAGAATGTCACGGTTGAACACGATCTGAAGTTCAGCGCCTTCATAATCGCCCAAGCCCCTGTTGCTGAAATCCTGATTGATGAACCACAACAGTTCTTCAAAGGCCGCTTGGAACTCGGTTTCCATGCCGTTTGCGTCAAGGTCAATGTCAGAATACATGGATTGAATGTTCATTTGATTGGGGTTGCCACTCAAACGATCATCCTTGGCATCGTAACCACGGGCATTTTCAATCAAGGACTTCTTCAGAAGTTCCAAAATGCCCTTGTAGTTCTCTGCATTGATTTCAACCTGAAGGGTTTCAACCCCGCCATCCTCACGAACCTTCACGGCTCCATAGGTGGAAAGGTTGTGGCGGAACTCACCAAGGTTTTCACCGTCATAGTTCTTCAGAACCAGAATGGTGTTCCGTGCGTCCTCTTGCATATTGTTTTCAAAGTCGGAAATCATGGTGTTGATTCCGTCCTGAAGGGTTTTCACACGGCTGATCAGGGGGATTTCCTGTTTGTTATACTTGAAGGGAACCAGCGGAATCCTTGTCCAGTTGAACCCCTTGGGTTCTTGGCCTTCTTCCTCAACCATGAAATAGTTTTCGTGTTCACCGGCTTCCACATCGGCAATCAGCATATCATTCTGATAGATATACCGGTAAATGCCATCGGCTTTGAAGATTTCCACCTTCTCCACCTTTTCCTTCTGGTAGCCGTTCCACACTTCTTGGGTGTAGTAACGAATCGCACAATCAAGGATGGTGTGATCATCGTCAGCCCAAAAAGGAAGAATGTCATAGGCCGGGAAATGCTTGAAGGACAATTCACCAGCTTCATTGTAGTAAGGATAAAGCCAGCCAATGCCACCGTTCAGGGCATCTTCACAAACATATTTCAGAAGCCGGTAAAACCGTTTGTTGAAAACCTTGCCCAAAGCATCCGTGTAACCCTTATCCTGACAGTTCAGGGTGAAGGGCTTGCCCACAAGGTAGTTGGTTTTCTGATCCACCATCAGGGCATATTGGTTATCAATTAGGCGGTTGTTCGGAAGGTTCGTCACCACCTGAAGTTGACCGTTTTCACCAATGATTGTGCGCTGACGCTGAAGAATGTCATGCTGTCCTTCATAGTACAGATCACCCATAACCTGATCCTTGCGGCGCTGACTATTCTTCCATTCCTTGATTTCAGCGGCGAAGAACTGATTTTCAGTCATGCCGGTTCGCCCACCCTGAAGGATCAGGCGGTTGATACGCTCCATAGCGTTATCCAGAAACATATTCAATCACTCTTTCCTTTCACCATCGGGGGGGGGCAAAACCCACCGGCCTGTTTCGGGTTTTCTCTAAAACCAAAGACTGATTGGGAAGTTCCACTTCAATCTTCAAGGTTTTATATGGAAGGCGTTCAGCCCATTGTTCAATCTTGTTCAGAATGTACTTCTGTTCAAACATGGGCGGTTCCTTTCTATTGGGCAATGAACACCGAACCCCGGAAACCGTGTGTTTCCGGGGCTGTTTGTTACTATCCTGTTATTAGTCGAAGCTGAAGGCGGGGCCAACCAGAATATCTTCCAGCGCATAGCGCATAGCGTCCATCAGGTGGTTGAAATCATCAATGGGGGTATTGATCTTGGCCCCAAACTTATCTTCAGCCCAAGTATAATTTGAAATTTCAGTAATGAAGTTCACACATCGGGGATGAATGATGATAGTGTAATCCTGAATGTACTGAATGCCATTGTTCACACTGTCCTTGCCCTTCCGGGCGGCTCTGATACGCTGAAGGCCAGCTTCCCGCAATTCGTCAATGCTCTTGGGTTCTGCACAATCAGCCTTAATCCGTTCCTTGGCATAGCCCATCACCGTGACTTGTTCGCAAATGGCCCGGTTGGTCAGGGCCTTTTTATACAGTTCATCGAAAACCCAAATGGTTTTTTCTGCGGTACTCACCAGCCCACAGAAAAGCGCCGTGGGGTCATTGGTATAACCGAAGTCAAGGCCGAAGGCAGATTTCACACCGGCCTTGGCGCTGATTTCAGCCGGGTTGAACAGTTCTTCCCGCCAGTTCTCATAAATCAGGCCATCCACAATGCCCCAACCGCCTAAACCGGCCACTTTATAACGCCGGGGGTTGGTTTCCTTCATGGTCTGGAAAACCTTCAGGTCAGCTTCATCCAGCCATTCATTACACAGGTAATTGGTAGTGGTGGCGTAAATCTGCCCATCCGGGGAAGTCCAGCTATCATGGAATTGATATGTGGGGTTTCCTTGGGCATCCTTGCCGGTAATCTCTCCAAAGAACCGCTTCCTGATCCAGTGCTTTTCATTCCACGGGTTGAAGGTCAGGGTGATTTGCTTGAACAGGCCGGTTTCTTCCGGGATAGCGCCACGGATACTTTCATCAAGCATATTGAAATCATCTTCATTCATGATTTCGTATGCTTCTTCAATCCAGCACCAGCACAAAAACCCTATTTCAACCGTGATACTCGTCACTTTTAGGGGATCATCAAGGCCCCGAAAGTAAATCTTCTGACCGGTGGGAAGGTAGGTCATTTCAAGGGGGCTTTCCTTGATTTCCCAATAGGCTGAAACCCCAAGCCGGTTGATTGCCCACTTCAATTCTGTGAAACAGCTATCTTTCAAGGTTCTGAACACCTTACGAACCACAAGGGTATTGGCTTCCGGGTATTGCATCATCCGTTTGATGATGTTCAGGGCCGTTGTCTTGGATTTCTTGGAAGCACGGCTTCCCTTACACACCCGGTAACGGCCTTTGAAGTTCCAGAAGGTTCCGTAACCCTTACCAACCACTTCAGGAAGGTGAACCCGCTTGGCCTGTGGGCTAATCTTCAAGTTGATCATCCCCCGTGATAATCACCGGAACGGCCCCTTCCACACCTACCTTGTCCGTGAACATACCATAACGCTTGCCGATCAGTTCAGCGGCCTTCAGCCTTTCCTTGGCTCCAACCTCTTTCTGCGTCAACTCTTGGCAACCGTCACCGCACAGGATCGGGATTTCTTCAGTATGTTCACCCCGCATTACCGAAGTCAGGTATTTCATGACTTCTTCAGCATCAGCGATCTTGGCCGAATGAAGTTTTTCAAGTTCGGTTTCGATGTACGCTTTCAAGTCAGGTTTTGCAAGGTTTTCAGAACCCGTCTGCTTTGCGGTCTTGAGCGAATACCCCGCCTTGATTGCCGCATCCGTAGCATTGCCGCTGATCAGGTATTCATCACAGAACTTCCGCTGTCTTGGTGTCACAGGTATTCACCCCTTTCATCAGGCATAGAAAAAGCGCCCCGGTTTCCCGTAGGCGCAATTTCTTATTTACTATTCTACCGATTCTTTACTCTGTTTGGAACCGGTGGCACTCTGGTTTTGTCGGTTGTTTAGAAAGTCGCTGTTTGCCTTGGCAAAAGCAAGTAAACCCTTTCCGTGAAGTTCAAAAACCCATTGCATAGAATAATTCAGTTCTTCAGAAATATCTTCCCATTTTTTCAACTGAATATAGCGCCCGATCAGAATATTTTGCTGATCAAGGTCAGGAATCCGGTTGATCATGGTGAACGCTTCCTGTTTCATGCTCACAAGTTCATCAATCCGGGCATTGATCTTGGCTTCAAGATCAATAATCTTGATGATGGTTTCTTCAAGGGTATTCTTGGGGCCTGAAGTCTGAACCTTGTCCTGTTTCAGTTGGCTTCCGGTAGAAGTCAAGCTGGAACGCAAGGTTGCAATGGTGCTATCAAGCCGATGGATCAAACGATCCGTTTTCCTGATTTGGGCAAAGTATTCTTTGGCCTGTTGGGAAAGGTCTTTGTCATTCACTATGTAACACATCCTTTCTGCGGTGGTCTGTTCCGTTTTCATTGCATCTGTACCGTTAATAAATGCTGAAAAATCAAGTGATTTCAGGACTTTGGAACGCATGGAACAGATAAAACGGGCAGTTCCTTATATACACATTTCTTATATATTTTTTTCTTTATAAGAAGAAAGTATATTTACATCTGTTCCATCTGTTCCGTTCCCTGAAAACAACTGAAAAAGCCTGATATATCAAG